AAGGACAGGCCGTACAATCACTTTGCATACAGAAAACAACCATTTATGCCAAGTTATTACCACGTTTACAACTGGTTTGACTGCATTAAACGGACTTACTAGCCAAGTGCAATATTTAACGGTTGGGACTAGCGGAACGGACTTTGCAATTTCTAGCGTAACAGATACTCATACGTTTAATTTACCAACGGCAAGCGCGACAAATCGAGGCGCTTTAAGTTCTGCGGATTGGACAACATTTAACAATAAAACTTCCAACCTTGGAACAGTTACCTCTGTCGGCTTATCCTCAGCGACTAGCGGCGTCACTATTGGCTCAACTCCGATAACAACAAGCGGAACAATTACCTTGGCAATTGCAACGGCCAGCGGCTCGCAAAATGGCTTGTTATCTAGTACCGATTGGTCAACCTTTAACGGCAAACAAAACGCGCTTACTAACCCAGTCACGGGAACAGGAACAACTAACTACTTACCTAAGTTTACAGGCACAAGCACGATTGGGAATTCAATAGTTAATGAAAGTTCAGGTGTTATAAATATTGCTGGTAGATTAAATGTTTTATCTACTTATGCAAGTGATTCAGCTACTCAATCAGTTTTAAGAGATAATACTGGAGTTGCATTAAATTTTGGAGGTACTGCAAGCGGATTCAAATGGTTACAAGCTCAAGATTCAGCTGGTGCTTCTACATATTATCCAATATTGATTAACCCATACGGAGGCAACCTACTTGTTGGCACGACAACGGATGCTGGGTTTAAACTTACAGTTGGAACTGGTGGAAAAATAGCTGCTTTTAGGTCTGGAAATGACAGAAGAGGACTATTTTATACAGATGGAGACGGCACTTGGTTAGAAAGTGATAGTACTGGGAATGACCCTTTATTGTTGAAATCCCCAGGTAGTGGTGGAAGTATTTTATTTTATACATCAACAACTGAAAAAGTCAGAATCACCTCAGGCGGAAACGTTGGGATTGGCACAGCTAGTCCAAGTGCATATTTAGATATTGTAGCTCCAGCTGGTGTATCAAATCCAACTGTATTAAGAACATATTCAAATCAACACGGATTAGGTTTTAAGTCTGTTATATCAGGTACATATACTACAATTGAAACCAATAATACCTCCTATCCATTAGTGTTTAATCCATCAGGCGGCAACGTGCTGATTGGAACGACAACGGATTCGGGGTATAGATTTTTTGTTCAAGCTGCAAATGCTAATTGGACATCTATTTATGATAATACTGCAAGCAGTGCTAGTGGTTTGTTAATTCGTTTAGTTGGAGGAAGCCAGGGTTTCTATTATGGTGCTTATGATGGGGGAGCATATAAATTTTATATAAATGGTTCTGGTGTTGTTCATTCAACAAGCACCTCAATAGTTGCAATTTCTGATATTTCATTAAAAACAAATATTAGAGATTTAGACAAAGGATTAAAAGATATTTTACAATTAAAGCCAAGAAAATTTGATTGGAAAAATGGAGACGGAATAGATAATTTAGGCTTTATCGCTCAAGAAATAGAAAAAGTTTTTCCTGAGTTAGTCTCTGAATTTAAATATAACCAATTTGAAACTAAAAAAGCATTAAAAATGGGTGATTTAATACCTTCACTTGTAAAGGCAATTCAAGAATTAAAACAAGAAATAGACACTTTAAAAAACTAGAAAATGAAACCAATCCAACCAATAACAATTTGGAAAAATGGCGAAAGCCAAGAGGCTAATTTATTAAACGCCTACATTGTAAACGACAACTTAGAATCGTCTTGCTCGTTTTACTATTCTCTAAATGCAAGTGGTGAAGGAACAGAGGCAATGCCTTTGGTAATTGGCCAAACACTTGCCGATGGTAACGTGATAATGGATGGAGAAAATTATTTGGCTTGGGACGGCGACAACGATTATGCCTTTACTTATATTGCCGAAAAATTAAACCTTACACTTATATGATTGTAAACCTAGCAATTGCCTTGCAAGACATTGAAGGCAACAAAATTACAAACGAGAACGGCGAGTTTATGTACTTGTCTAAAATGGTCGGAAACGCTTTGTTTTCAGCTGAAGAAAAAGACGACCCGATTAGACTTTACGAGATGGCAAAGAAAATTTACTATTCCGAGGGAGACATTGAGCTAAGCAAATCGGACGCCGATTTAGTAAAGGAAAAGGTCAAGGCCAAAGGCTTTACTGTGCTTGTTTTAGGGCCGCTTTACGAGGCTTTAAAGGAAAAGTAATGCTATTTAGAGAGAACCGTTAGTTTGCGGATGTTTACAACTATAAAACTAGCAGACGTCATACTCTATTTAAAGGGCTAAAATTTAGCCCTTTTTTTATTGCCTTAAAATGCCTTATTTTTGATAAACGATTTAATTAAATGTAATGCACCACGTCCCTCCATTTGAACAAGTTTTAGGCCTCGGAATCATAGGAACGCTTGCCTCGATTATTGACATGAACGAATCCCTACGATTTCTAATTTTGGTCTTTATGTTTCTTGGCATAGTTATCAAGACTTGGGAACAAGTAAAGAAAAGCGAGTTTTTCTTGGAGGACATGAAAGGCATTTGGCGAAAAATATTTAAAAAGTAATGGCAAAGGCAGTACAAGCAACTAAGCCAAATTCATTTGGCAAGCGAAGGAACGGAAAAGCTAAAAAAGCCTATTCTAAAAATGAGCAAAAGCCAAAAACATATCGTGGACAAGGACGCTGAAAAATCAAAATACATCCGCCTAGGAATTTGGGCGGTTTTTTTAATTGTAGTCGGCGCAGTTGCTGCCTACTTTCTACCTGAGCATTCGGTTGGGTCATTCTTTGACCTACTTAAAACTATTGTCACCTCTCTAATCCTATAATGGAAATCAAAAAAATGTCGAGAAACTTACACCAAATAAGCCTCGGCCAAACAGAGTCCAAAATTGCTTTATTGTCGGACATACATTGGGATAATCCCAAATGCGACCGAGAAAAATTAAAGCGCCATTTAGATTACTGCAAAGAGCAAGAAATGCCAATATTTATAAACGGTGATTTCTTTTGCATGATGCAAGGTAAATACGATCCCAGGCGAAGCAAAAAGGACGTACTGCCTGAGCATAATAAAGCTAATTACATAGACGCAGTAATTGAGGATGCGGTAGAATGGTGGACACCTTACGCGCATTTAATTACAGTTATCGGCTACGGAAACCACGAGACCGCAATTATAAAAAACTTGGAAACTGATCCATTGCAGCGCTTTGTTGATTTGCTAAATTATACCAACAAGACGAGCGTATATACTGGAGGTTATGGAGGTTGGCTAGTCATTAAAAAGCAATTAGAAACCAACACTTTTATGACAAAAAATTTGAAGTATATGCATGGGGCAGGTGGTGGCGCAGTTGTTACCAAGGGCGCTATAAACCTAACTAGAGCGCTGGAATTATACGAAAATATGGACGTATTTGTGATGGGCCACATACACGAGAACGCAAGCCGTAACGATGCTCGCGATACAATACAGTACAACCCAGGTAAACACTTTCACGAGTTAGTCCAAAAGCAAATACATTTGGCAATTGTTGGATGCTATAAGGAAGAGTATGAGGACGGATTTGGAGGTTGGCACGTTGAACGTGGCGCCCCAGTAAAGCCGACAGGAGGCCGAATTTTGACCTTAGAAGGTCGTCGAATTAGAGGCAAAAATATTGACACTTGGGAATTATTAGTAGATAGTTGTAAATTTCCTTTATGAAACTTTCAACAAACTTTAGCCTAAACGAATTTGCCAGCGCTGACGGTACGGCGCCAACTAATGACGTGCTTAAAAACTTGACCGAGTTAGCTAAAAACTTGGAGGTATTGCGCAAGCATTTGGGCCAGCCTATTCGCATAACGTCAGGCTTTAGAAGTAGGGAGCACAACAAGAAAATTGGCGGCGCTTTAAATAGTTTTCACGTCCTGGGCATGGCGGCAGATATTCAAGTTGCAAAAATGAAACCCGAAGACCTTGCAAAGGCAATAGAGCTATTGATTAAGGATGGCAAAATTAAAGAAGGCGGTTTGGGAATTTACCGAACTTGGATTCATTACGACATAAGAGGAACTAAATCACGCTGGAAAATATGAAAGCAATACTTGAATTTTATTTACCTGAAGAAAATTACGATTTCCAAGCGGCAATCAACGGCGAAAATTATAAGAGCGCAGTTTGGAACTTTGACCAGCTTTTGCGCTCAGAGATGAAATACAAAGAGTTATCCAGCGAAACTTACCAAGCTTACGAATGGTGCCGCGAGGAGCTAAGAAAAATATTAGAACAAGACAACCTTTTTATTGAACAATAATGCCATTACCGAAGCCAAAACCAGCCGAAAGCCAAAGCGATTTTGTCGCGCGTTGTGTAACTGACCCAGTAATGGAGCGAGACTTTCCGCGTATGGATCAGCGCCTAGTTGTTTGTTATCTACAATTTAAAGCCAAAAAATGAAACAGTTACTTGACGACGAGCGCATACGAATTGCAATTATTTCGTTTTTAATTGGCGTTTTGCTGGCTTTTGTAATTTTTCCAAGACCTGAAAGCGAAACCGTTTACAAGTTTGAAACCGTGACAAAAACGGACACTTTAATGCTAGAGGTTAAAGACACAGTTTATGTGCCTAAAATTGGCATAAAATCACAAATTATTAGGGATACAATTCTAATCGATTATAAGCCTAAAATAAGCCAGTTTAACGCGTCTTTTCCTTTTGAGTATGGAAGTACCAACGTGAGCGGTGAAGTCTTGGGAGAGGTGCTAAAAATGACTGCAACAAGCGATTTTAAAATACCAGTCGTAACGAATACAATAACCAACACCGAAACCAAGACAATTGTCCAAAAACCGAAAGGGATTTACCTAGGCGCTGGCGTTAATTCATTGATTCAGCCTAGCGCGTCGGTTAGCTATTTGGATAACAAGTATATTTTTCAATATCAGTTCCAGCCTTTGGAGAAATTACATACAGTAAGTGTAAGTAAAAAGTTATTCTAAAGGTTTATAAAAGTTCCCAATTTGTAAACTTAGAGGTTTCTATTCGGTAAAATTCCGAATTGCTTGTTACCTTTTTACATAAATCCGTAACAAAAATCGACAATATTTGGGACCAATCGTCTCCATTTTGTCGACACTTGCATGAATTTTTACTAATTGTGGCAGATTCGCCCTATTTAGGTTTTACAATATCCTGAAGCTGGCCCCAAATAGATTCTGCTAGGTCTCCCCAATACATATCGCATTTTCCTTCCTTAATTGGCGGCTTCATAAAATAGGATTGCATATAATCGCTAGGCTTTGCAGTAAAGCGGTAACAACTTTCTTTGTAGGGACAATTTGTCCCTGGGCACATGGTGATATCAGGACTCATTATTGTATGTATTTAGGCGTTTAATTGCACTTTTGTCCGACTTATACGGCTTCCGTATAAAAATAGCCGTTAATGCGTAGTATATCTTACATTATTTACCTTTTTGTAAACTCTAGTTTACTTTAAAGGCAAATCTTTATCAATAATGCCGTGAGCAATCCAATACCAACCAGCGTTGGGGTCATTCTTAAAAGTCTTTTTCTCGTCATAATATTGCTTAAATGATTTGTAAGCGTCGCCAAAAGTGTATTGGCTACTTTTGTATTTAGATCGTCCTTTTTTTACTAGCAATCCATCGGCAAACAAAACGTAAAATTCGTTTTCCTCGACCGCCTGGTTAAACTCCAAGTATTGCATCCACCAATCTACTGGCTTTCGGTTTTCGTCTAGCACCTTAGATGCTATGCCGTAGCCAAACGGATTTATAATTTGGTCCTCATTCATGACGCAAGATAAAAGCATAAAAATTAAGACTAAAACAAAAGAATGCGTTTTGATTAAAATATTTTTAGAAATTGTTTGGAATCATAGAAATAAATAATAATTTCGGGTATTCATTCACCTAAACCCTAACAATTTTATGAATTACGATTCAGAAACACATTACGACAAAGAAGTAAATTTTATTTACGAAGGCCACGAATACGTTTGGCAAGGCGACTACATTGTAACCAACTGCGGCGAAGACGAAAGCGAATGGGCGCCAGGATATGGCGAAACAGAAATTCAAATATTGCACACGAATAGCTTGTCTTATTACAACGAGGTTACCGACCAAGTAATTGACGTGATCCCAACGCAAAGCATTTTGCTAGAATTAGAAATAGAAATTGAACGCAACCTTTAAACAACAAACACCTATGAAAGAATTGATTTTAATCCAAGCGGAGTTAAAGGCTCCAAAAAACCAGTACAACGCCTTTGGCAAATACAAGTATCGGTCCGTCGAGGATATACTTGAGGCGGTCAAGCCGTTGCTTTTAAAATACGAATGCACGTTAATAATTGAAGACGAGGTTAAAGAGGTTGGCGGCATTGTTTTTATTGAGGCAACCGCCAGCATTCAAAAAGAAGGCGAGGGCAGAATGGAAGGCAGAGCGGTAACGGCCCAGGCTGGCATCGACATTAACCGCAAAGGAATGGACGTGGCGCAAAGTTTTGGCAGCTCCTCATCGTATGCTCGAAAGTACGCATTATCAGGGCTCCTATTAATCGACGATAACAAAGACCCTGATTCGACAAACGACCACGGCAAAGCGCCAGCGGTTGTAAAGCCAAAGCCAACCGACGAGCAATTTGCATTCATAGTTAAATACCTTAACGGTACGGACGCCCAGCAAAAGCAAGCAAAAGAGGCGATAACTAAATACGAATTTACACAGGATCAAAAGGACACTTTAGACGGATTAATATAATGGCAAACTTATATGAAATAACAAGGGACGCGCTCGAATTAGCGTCCCTATTGGAAACCGAAGAGTTAACGCCTGAGTTGGAGCAAATGCTGGTAATTAACCAAGAGCAACTCCAGGCAAAAGCTGGCAACTATGCCAAGGTAATCGCAAACATTCAAAGCGATAGCGACGCAATCGACCAAGAGATTAAGAGGCTCAAGGCAATGAAGGAAAGCAAGGACCGAGCCATTACAAGGCTTAAGGACGCAGTAAGGGAGGCAATGCTTGTAAGTGCTATCGATAAGATAGAAAGTCCTTTATTTAAGCTTTCATTGCGCCGTAGCGAGTCGGTCGAGGTTGACATTGTGGAGGCATTACCTAGCCAGTTTGTCAATATTAAAAACGTGGTAACCGCTGACAAGGTAGCAATCAAAGAAGCCATTAAACGTGGCGAAAATATTACTGGCGCAAGAATAATTGAAAATTTTAACCTTCAAATCAAATGAGAAACTATCTGTATTTAGGCAAGTTTATCCAACGCCCTGGGGACCTATCGCCCAGGGGCGTGGCCTCCACTTATAACGAAGAGAAATTACCTTTTAACGAAACATTCGAAAGATTATGGAACTTGATGAAATCATGATTAAAATTAAAGCGCTTTACCTGGAAGGTTTAACGCGCAAGAAAATTGCAAAGCTTGTTGGACTAGATCAGCAAAAAGTAGGGTATTTGCTTTATACTAAAATGAGATTGCACGAGCTTTACCCTCGAAAGTTGATGGACGAAAACATTTTCCAAATTCTAACGGATCACCAAATAAGCAGAATCTTAACTTTGGCAACTTATGGATATGATTGCCGAGAAATAGCAGAGGATCAAAACTTGGAATTTCGCAAGGTTAAAAAGTTGCTAGACGTTGCCGAGGCTAAAAACATGATTGAGAAAAAAGTATAAATTCTTTTTTATTCCTAAGATTCTTTTAATATTTGTTAAACATTTAAACAAACACCAATGAAAAAAGCAGTTAAAGTAATCGGAAAAATCATTTACACCGTCCTGGCTTTGTCGCCAATCTTTGCGCTGGGTTATATGCTCGGCTTAAAACTTTCTTAAACACCTAAAACCAAATCCCTATGGAAACGATTAAAATTAAAACCACGCATTTTGTAGAAACCGAGTTTAATTTACCTAAGTACTTTAAAATTGCTCACCACTACCAAATGATTTTGGACGACAAAAATTACTTGTTTGTCAAGTCTAGGCTAGAAAATACATTACTTATTTATCCTGAAATTTCAATTCATCCAATTAGCTATTCGGCTGGGCGATGGTACGACGAAACGATTAAACAGGAATTAATTCCAATTAGCGAGCAAGAATTTAAGGACGAGTTTACAAAAGCAAGTGTTGAACTATTAAACTATTTGAATTGATGAAAAGCACAGACTCTCAAAACGCGCTGATTAAGGGATGGCTTTTAAACGGCTATTCAATAACCCAGCTGGAGGCACTTACCCAGTTTGGATGCTTTAGGCTGGCGGCTAGGATTGCTAACCTTAGAGATAAGGGTTTTAATGTAGAAACCGACATGGTTACGCTAGAAAATGGAAAACGAGTTGCTCGTTATTTTGTAAAAAAATGAGAGGACGCAATTTAACAGAATACGAAAAAGAGTTAATCTTTAAGGCCTGGCAAGACCGCAAGCAAATTAAAGTCATTGCGCAAGAAATGGGCCTTTCATACGGTTGCATTTATTTTCAACTAAAGAAGCGCTCGCTAGTTGGTTAAATCGAAAAGATTTATATTTGTGTATTGAATGGAACATTTGAGAGGTCGGAGCCTTAAATGTTTCATAGGTGAAATTCACCCAAGGCCCATCGACTCCGACACGATAGGGCCTTTTTTATTTTATGCAAGGGAAAAAATCATTTGTATTGTACACGGACCAAAGAGAAGTCTTTGAAGAGCTTACCGACGAGCAAGCTGGCAAGTTAATTAAGCATATTTTTGGCTATGTTAACGACGAAAATCCCGAGACAGACGACAAGTTTATACGCCTGGCTTTTCTACCAATTAAGACCCAGCTTAAAAGGGACCTAAAGATTTGGGACGAAAAAAAGTACCTACGATCAGAGGCTGGTAAAAAGGGAGGCCTAGCAAAAGCTAGCAATGCTAGAAATGACCTAGCAAATCCTAGCAATGCTACAAATTCTCTAGCAAACCTAGCTGTTAATGTAAATGGTAATGTTAATGTAAATGATAATGTTAATGTAAATGGTAATGTAAATAAACAAATAAGCGCTGGCGCTCTTTTTTCTTTGGAGGATGTCTTTAATGATTTTAAAAAAGAAAAGCCTTTAAAGCGTCCCTACTTTGAAAGAATGGCAGAGGTACATTCGACGGATTCAGATACCATTGAAAGATTGTTTAAAAAATGGGCGGTTTTAAAAGAGGGCGAAAATATGACAATCGCCAAAGCCGAAAATAGTTTTAATCTTTACATTGGCAATAATTTAAAAACCAATTACAAGCCAGCGGAAAAGTCAAAAAGCAGAAATGTTTTTGCGGATATGTACGACGAATTAATGAGAGAAAAAGAAAAAAATAACCAACCAAACCAATGAAAGAGATAATTTTAAAACATTTACAAAAAATGGAGTTTGTTTGTGGTCTAAAACAATTTAAAGATTACAACCAAGACGAAGCAACGGAATTACTTGGATGCCTTTTGGATTTATTTTTAAAATATGGCTGGATGAACGAGGCAAGAGTTGATTACATTTTGCAAGCTGGAATGAGGGGCCAATACGGCGATTTTTACCACGTTAACGAAAAGACGGTAAGCGTTTGGATTAATCAATATTATGCGCACCACCAAAGCCAAATCGTACAGGAGGTGCAAGCTTTAAATAACAAAGAAAAGGAGCCAACAAACGAAGAGATTGCGTACTGGATTGAGGTTGGAAAGCAAACCTTTCGAGACAATTACCAAGAGGCCAAAGAAACTGGACATTGCAAGCACCTTGCTGACTGGGGAATGTACTGGTTTAATAAGTTTCAAGAGAAAGGAATTTTAAAACCTTGGGATTTTAACGTGCAAGAAATAGAAAGCGACGTGCGTAAGGAATTGCGGTTGACAACCAGGTACGTTGAAGAGTCGACAGTTGGCGCTAAAACCAAGAATAAGATTTGGAAATTGTTTATTTTACAGGCAATTAAGGACGGAAAAAACTTGGATCAGCTAGTATGAGACATGGCTCTTTGTTTAGCGGAATAGGAGGTTTTGATTTAGCCTCTGAATGGATGGGATGGGAAAACGTATTCCATTGCGAATGGAATGAATTTGGACAAAAAGTTTTAAAATATTATTGGCCTGAAGCAATAACTTACAATGATATCACCAAAACAGATTTCTCTATTCACCGAGGAACAATTGACATTCTTACGGGTGGATTCCCATGCCAACCATACTCAACCGCTGGAAAGCGACTTGGAAAACAGGACGAGCGCCATTTATGGCCCGAAATGCTTAGAGCAATTAGAGAAATTCAACCGAGCTACGTCGTGGGCGAAAACGTTCGCGGCCTTGTTAATTGGAATGGAGGATTGGTTTTCGACGAAGTGCAAGCTGACTTGGAAGCTCAAGGCTACGAAGTCACACCGTTTTTACTTCCTGCTGCAAGCGTCGGCGCACCACATATTCGACAAAGAATTTGGTTTATTGCCTACAATGATTCCAACTCCAACTTGTATGGATTCAACCAATGCGACTGCAACAATGAAGTCAACACAAGTAAAGGAAGGATCAATGCATTCAGTAACATTAACAAGAGCTATGGCAATGGGAATGCTACCAACTCCAATGTCATCGGATTGCGGAAACAAAGTGACAGGATTGGAAAATCAAGACTCACTAACAAAAAGAGCAAGGGAAATAACTGGCAAAACTTCCCAACTGTCGCCCCAATTTGTGATGGAGATGATGGGATTTCCGACAGATTGGACGGAATTACCTTTTCTAAATGGAGACAAGAATCAATCAAAGCAGGAGGAAACGCAGTTGTCCCACAGGTAGTTTATCAAATATTTAAAACAATAAATCAATACAATCAATTAAAAAACCAATTAACATTATGAGCAAGATTTACGGCGGAAACGCAAAGATTATTCAAACCAAGTTTGGCGAAATGACAAAGATTAGCCAAAGCCGTAGCGACTTAGAAAAGCTATTGGCATACTTAAACGCAAACGATTCAGAATGGGTAAACTTGGTATTAAAGGAAAAGCAAGAAAAGGTTGAAGGCAAGCCGACGCATTACTTGGAGGTAGACGATTGGAAGCCAGTACAAGTGGCAAACAAGTCGACAGAGAAACGCATTGTCGAAAACGATAACTTACCTTTCTAAATGAAAAAAAATGATTTGTACGCAATCTTTGCGGCGCTGGTAGGCATTGCCTTACTGGCGTTGCTAAAGGTTTCTAGCTTGCTGCTTTTTGTAGTGGCCTTGGCTTTGTGGACCTTGGCTTGGTCTTGGATTTATAGCAAATGTAAATGATACAATTTAAGCTAAACGAGAAACCACTAAGCGTTAACGAAGCCTGGCAAGGCAAGCGCTTTAAGACCGAAGCATATAAGCATTACGAGCGCACGATTTCATTTATGTTGCCAAAAGCCGAAATTGACCCTAAAGAAATGTTGAGGATTGAGTTTTTTTTCGGCTTTAGCAACAAGGCCAGCGATCTAGACAATCCAGTTAAGTTGCTTATTGATATTGCGCAAAAGAAATACGGCTTTAACGACAAAAACGTATTTGAATTAAATGTTCGCAAATGCCTGGTTAAAAAAGGGGAGGAGTTTATACATATGGGCATTTATAAATTGGTGCCGTTTTAAATGAAAACAATAAATAGTTTAAGCGGAGGCAAAACCTCGTCCTATTTGGCGGTTCATTATCCAGCAGATTACGAAATTTTTGCATTGGTTCAAATTGAGGATATCAATTGCAAGCCTAAAGATTTGAGCCTTGTAAAATATGCCTCGGAAAAGCTAGGAAAGGATTTTATTGCAACGGCAGAAAGCGACCTTACTTTGTACGCAATGCGAGACTTGGAGCAATTGATTGGTAAAGAAATAATTTGGGTTGCTGGCAAAAGCTTTGACGCATTAAACAAAAAGAAAAAAGCAATCCCAAACCAACAATTTAGATTTTGTACGACAGAAATGAAAATGCGACCAATATTTGATTGGTGGTATAAAAACATTGGCGAAAAGGTTAAAATGGGAGTTGGCTTTAGATATGACGAAAAGGAAAGGGCCGAAAGATTTAGCACAAGTTTTAACGGAATTGTAGGCGAAAAAAACAACCGTAACCAATGGCAAGAAATAGATTGGAGAGAAGGCTATTTTCCATTAATAGAAAACAAAACAACTCATTACCCTATTTATCAATGGGCACAACAAAGCGGCATTAATTTTCCAGCGGATAGCAATTGTGTTGGATGCTTTTGGAAGCCAGTACAACAACTTAGAAAAAATTGGGACACAGAGCCAGCCAAAATGCAATGGTTTTCAGATCAAGAAAAGAATGCAACTTGGAAAAAGGAAATGAGTTACGAGCAAGTTAAAACAATTGGATTGCAACAAGATTTTAACTTTGGAACTGGAAGCGGTTGCCAAGCTGGATTTTGTACGGATTAAACAAAAATCTTGTTTTTAACTTGTAATATTATCGGAATCTTATATTTGCCTAAAGAATAAGCAAATGAGCATTTACGAAGGATTGTTTATAAGAAAAGCGCGCAAAGCCGCTGGTTATACCCAGGAGCAATTGGCCGAAAAAATCGGATTGTCCTTGGCACCAATTAACCAGGTCGAAAACGGATGGGAGTCTATAAGTTTAAACAGATTAAGGCAAATTTGCGAGGCAATTGGTTTGGAGGTTGTAATTAGACGAAAAGATGGCTAAAGGTTACCCGATTTCTAAGCCTGATTATTCGCTGGAAATTCGTTATCGACTAAGGGACGGAAAATGGTCCCCTTGGTCAAACAAAGGAAAGGGAAAGTTTGAGAGCATGGAGATAGTACAAAGGCAAATTAGAACGCTGGCAGCATCTTACCAAGGCCGAGAAAAAGAGGTTCGCTTTGAATGGAACGGAAAGCTTTGCAGTTTTACAGGCGAGCCAACTGGCCAAACAATTATATTAATGTAGTTATTTTGGGTTTGTTGATGTTAAAAGGCTTGGGTTATGCTCAAGCTTTTTTTTCTAACTTTAAAAAAAAAAATTAAATATGAAAATAAACGATTTAGGATTTTGGGAGACAACGGACGCAACTGGTCACATTCACGATCTAAGCATTGCAGCCGCTTTGTCAAATTATTTAGCAGAAAAACAAGCCAAGACAGTTGTCGACTTTGGTTGTGGTATGGGGGACTATGCAAAAGCTTTTAAAGCTGACGGCTATAAGGTGGAGGCATACGACGGAAACCCAAATACCGAAACGCTAAGCAATGGAATTGGCAAGGTGTTAGACCTATCTAAGCCGTTTTATTTGCGAAAAATGTTTGACGTTGTTTTGTCGCTCGAAGTCGGCGAGCATATTCCAGCGGAATTTGAGCAACAATTTATTGACAACATTTGCAAGCACGCCAAAAAGCATTTGGTTATTAGCTGGGCAATTGAGGGCCAAGGTGGAAGCGGACACGTTAATTGCAAGAATAACAACTACATTATTGGCCAAATTGAGGATCGCGGCTTTAAATTTAATTTTAACGATAGCGAAAAAATTAGAAAGGCGGCTACAAATGCGTCTTGGTTTGGCTACACAATTATGGTTTTTGATAGGGTCTAATTTAGGTTAGACTTTTTTTTACCTTTACTGAATAAACAGTTTATTTCACATGGGACAAAATGGAGGCGCAAGGCCAGGAGCTGGCAGACCGCCAAAGGCTGACGAAATTAAGCTAATTGAACAAATGGACGCGGTTGCCGTCCCAGCTAAGATATGGGCGGCCCTATTGGATCGCTGCGAGAATGGAGACACCCAGGCAATTAAGACCTGGCTTAATTATCGCTTTGGTATGCCACGCCAGCAAATCGATGTTACTACTTTAGGCGAAAAGGTAACACCACCAATTGAGTGGCTTAAATCCAAGTAATGGAATCAATCAAGTTACTAGACAAATACCAACCTTTATTTTTAGAGGACCCAAAAACGCGTTATTTCCTTATTACTGGCGGCCGTGGATCAGGGAAATCGTGGACTTTGTCGATGTTTCTTTTAAACCTGACTTATGAAGAGGGCCACGTTATTTTATTTACACGTTGGACCTTAACCTCGGCGTTTATTTCGATTATTCCTGAGTTTATCGATAAGATTGAGTTAATGAATAAGGCCGACGATTTCGAAATAACACAGTCCGAAATCATAAACAAGGCGACAGAATCAAAGATTTTATTTCGTGGAATTAAGACCAGCCAAGGCACGGCAACTGCTAACCTTAAATCAATTGCTGGGGTTACTACTTTTATTCTCGACGAATCTGAAGAGTTAATGGATGAGGATGTTTTCGACCGCATCGACCTATCGATTAGGGCAGTAAACAAACCAAACCGCGTTATCCTTGTAATGAATCCATCGTATAAAAGCCATTGGATTTATGGGCGATTTGTAAAGCTCACGCGAGACGACACCAGTTACATACATACGACTTACTTAGACAACGAACAAAATTTAAGCCAGTCATTTATTGACCAGGCAAAGCGCGTTGAGCAAGAAAACCTCCACCGATACGAGCATTTATTTTTAGGCAAATGGCTAGACGATGCCGAGGGATTACTTTGGAATCGGCCGATAATTGAACGCGCAAGGGTAAGCGCAAAACCTGAATTGTCACGCATTGTGGTTGCCATTGATCCAGCAACAACCGCCTCAATGAATAGCGACGAAACTGGTATAATTGTTTGCGGTATGGATGCCAACGGCAAGGGATATGTACTTGAAGATCTTAGCGGTAAATATTCACCAACCGAATGGGCCAGCGTATCATTGCAAGCATTTAAAAATTGGAACGCTGATTGCATTGTTGCAGAAAAAAACCAAGGCGGCGACATGGTCGAAAGCGTTTTGCGGTCGCAAAATACGACCGCAAGAATTAAGCTTGTAACGGCAACAAAGGGCAAGTACGTTAGGGCCGAGCCAATTTATTCGCTTTATGAGCAACACAAAATTTTCCACGTTGGCAGTTTTCCAATACTGGAGAATCAAATGGTTACCTTTGAGCCTGAGAAAGGCAAATCGCCTGACCGCGTCGATGCAATGGTTTGGGGATTTACTGAATTAATGGTAAGTGGCCAAGAATTTTGGCACGTTTAGAATATTGAATCATTTTTTTATTTTATTACCCTATTTTTACAAAAAAAGACAACGGAATGAATTACTTAGATAGAATAAAAACCGCGCTAGGTTTAAACCAAAAAGATTCCACCTATTTAAATGCGGTTTTCCCTTACTTGGGTAATAATGTTATTTGGACCGCACCAACAACGCAAAATTTTATCGAGAAAGGTCTTTATTTAAACTCTGACCTTTACGCCATAATCAACCTAATCATCAACAAGGTAAGCACGGCGCCAATCGTTGTCTATGAGGTAAAGGATCAAAAGGCTTTGAAGTACTACAAATCAATGAGCAAGTCGTTTGACAACTCGGGCGCCAAGTTCCAGGCTCAACAATACAAGGCAAGGGCATTGGAAGAGGTTAGCATTCCTGAGTTGGACCGACTATTTAAAAAGCCAAATGAGTTCCAAACTTGGGACAACCTTTTAAAAGAAATTGCCGCATTCCGTCTAATTACTGGCAACGCTTACATTTACGGCGCTAGACGTGGCGAGCAACCAAACGCTCCAATCATTGCGTTGTACTCTTTGCCAGCGCAATACATGGAAATAATTTCGGGCGGTTTAAACCAGCCTATTAAGGAATATCGATTGACGTATAACGGTTACGAGCGCATAAATGCCAATAACGTTGGACACCTAAAAAACATTAATTTAAGTTACACGGCTGGCACGGCTAATCACCTTTACGGGGCATCACCTTTGCGGTCCGCAGTCCGTGATCTAACCACGTCAAACGACGGCAAACAAGCGCTTTTGTCTATGCTGCAAAACATGGGAGCGCGCGGCATACTTACAGGGGACGGAACGGTAAACATTACGCGCGAACAAGCGCAAGGTCTTAAAGAGGATTATAAATCCAATTACCAGGGCGCCAACCGAGCTGGAGACGTAATTATTACGCCAGCCAAATTGTCTTGGGTGCAAATGGGAATGAACGCGGTTGATATGTCAATTATTGTCACGCAAAAAGTAATTTTACGATCATTGTGCCGCGTTTACGGCGTCGATGCTAAGTTACTAGGCGACACAGAGGCAAGCACGTTTAACAACACCGAAACGGCTTACAAGGCGCTAATTAATAACGTTGTCCGTCCGTTGCATATTGAAATTAGAGACGTGCTTAACAACTGGCTTTTGGAATCGTACGGTAATAAAAATCTTTTCTTG